TAAGCTTTCCCCTTTGTCTACAGACACAAGGTCTTCGTCGTCCGCAAGATTGTTTATTGTACCGCCGCCACTTGCAGTTATAAACTGCTTGGTTGATTCGGACAGCATATCAGGAGTAACACGCTGGGAACTGAAATTTGAAATTGCATCACTTTCCGCATCCTTTATTTTGTCGATGGCTTCATCTCGGATATCGGTCAATTTATCTTCATTTGATTTCCAGTTCTCGATATTTTCAAATGCTCCACCTGCAAATTCCCATGTCTCCACAAGTCCGCTATTGTTCAAGAATGACACTTTTAGCCCGATGTTTCTAAGTTCCTGCGGAACTAATGGTGCTTTTTGGGGGTAAAAATGAGAGATTGATATATCCTATGGCTTATTGAGAGACTGTTGGATAGATGAAATGTTAGGGAAGAAGGACGGTAGAAATAAAGTAGAATAAAATGGCTTGATACTTTTAATTACTTTTTGAAAGCTATTTAAGTCGGGTTGGAAAAGTCTTACAAAACATTTTGTGGTTTATATACGACTGTAAAAAGATAACATGTAGGATTGCTCGGCTTCCGTTACTTTTGTAAGTAAACAAAAGAACTAAGATGATGAAGAAACTAATTGAATGGCTCAGAATGAGCAACAGGTGGAAACACCTCCTAGGAGGACTGATTATCGGCATTTTTGCATTTGGCTGGTTTACCGCAATGTATGCCGGAGTTTTGACAGCAGGTGCTTTGGAATATAAAGACAAGGCGTATGGCAGTAAATGGGATTGGATTGATTTTGGGCTTACGGTAGCTGGAGCAATTCTCGGATGGTTAATTTGTAGCTGGTTATGAATGAAGCACAACAGGCTATGGAAGTCGCAAAAGGAATCAGCGACTATGGAATGATGGCTGTAACGGCCGCATTCTTTCTGATTCTTTCGGCTGCAATGATGATTGCTATTTTCAAATGGTTCAAGTCAATAATCAGCCAAATGATGAAAGACAACAAAGCAAGTCTGCAAGAGCTGGCGAAAACGACAAACGCACAGAATGATATGCTGCAAGACATATCGGAAGGGTTGAGGACAGAAACGCAACTACGTATACGCAACCTTTCGGGTTTCGCCTTTGATTTAAGCGTGGAACAGGTTTGCCGGCTTATTAAGCGCGTGCGTGAAGAAAACCACATTGCGGACAAAGAGGCTACAGCGTTGAAGATAAGAAAATCCCTGCAAGTGATACATAATGACAGGAATAGCCGGTTTGACCCATTTACTTATCATGGCAGACCTCTTTCTGATTTCTGCAATGACGATTGGATTGAAGATGTTGCAAAGGTCGTGGAGAATGAGATTTACCACGAGGATGGGGCAAACAACGCAAGAGCCTATACTAATGTAAAATTAGCGTATGATAACATAAAGACTGATTTTTATTATCGGCTGAATTCATAATCTGGAAGAATACAATATTTAAACGAAATTATATAGTCATGAAAATTCTTATAGATAACGGGCATGGTGAAAACACTCCTGGAAAACGTAGTCCTGACGGTTCGCTGCGTGAATATGCTTATGTACGTGAAATTGCAGATAGAATAGCACATGAGCTTTCCGCAAGAGGTTATGATGCCGAACGTATTGTTCGGGAAACAGTAGATGTTCCACTATCAGAACGTGCAAGGCGTGTAAACGAAGTTTGCGGACGATATGGAACGGCTAATGTGGTTCTTGTTTCTATTCACTGCAATGCTGCCGGAAACGGTATAGAATGGATGAACGCAAGGGGATGGAGCGCTTATACATCGAAAGGCAAGACAAAGGCTGATAAACTGGCAACTTTCTTGTATGAAGAAGCTGAAAAAAACTTTATCGGTCAAAGAATACGCAAGGATAATTCTGACGACGATCCTGACTGGGAAGAAAACTTCTATATTTTGAGCAAGACAAAATGTCCGGCTGTACTTACGGAAAACTTTTTTCAGGACAACAAGGACGATGTCTTGTATCTCTGTTCCGAAGAAGGTAAACAAGCCATTGTCAAAACCCATGTAGAGGCAATAACCAGATATATTCAGAAATATGGTAAAGTGGCTTAAAGATATTGTAGCAATATTGTTTGTGGTATTATTTGTCACATCACTGTTTTTCAATGTACGTTTTTGCATATTGGATAAAAAGTTACCGGTAAATGATACCACAAGAATAACTGTTTTCGATACCATACCTTATTACAAGCCTGTACCCAAAGATAGCATCGTCATAAGATACATCTCGCAGGTTCTTCCTACTGCAAAGCCGGATAGTATGAAACAGATTCCGGGCGTAACAGATACGACTAAATCTCCAAATAGGGACAAAGACAGCGTTGAGGTTGAAATCCCCATTACGCAGAAAATGTACGAAACAGGCACATATCGGGCTTATGTAAGTGGCTTTCATCCACAACTTGATAGCCTGATACTTTTTGCCGGGCGTGATATAATGACCGTAACAGGTAATTATCCCAAACCCAAGAAAAAAAAGTTCAGTATCAGTCTGCAAGTAGGATATGGAATAACATTGAGGGAAACACCACATTTCTCTCCATGTTTCAGTGTAGGTTTATCGTATAACTTGTTTGATTTCTGATTATGATAGATATTATATTAACGGTCAATAAGGAAAAAGTGTATGAAGAGGTAGCAAAAACCACGTCGTATACCGGTGCGAAAATGGATGATGAGCTTGCCTACGACCGTATATTTACAACGGATGAGGATAAATGCATACTTGAACGTTTTTGGTGCGAGAGTAGGAATACCATATGCAACAGTCTTAAAAAAGTACTTCTTGACGAAACAGAGGATAGCAGTGAATATAGACTTTCGTTGGGGCTGTCGAATTCATTCAAGAAAGTTCTAAAAGAAAGTATGCAGCGCAGTTTGTTTTCATTCTTCGTGATGAATATCACTGCAAAATGGTATACGTTTACCAATAAGGAAGAAGCTGCCGGATATGCAACGGAAGCCGCTACTTATATGGAGGATATAATGCGTAAGGCATTTTTCAAAATAAAGCCCATACGTCCGACATACGAACAATCATTAATTCAAAATGTTATAACAGAAAACAAGAATACATTAACCGTGATACAGCAGGTCAAAGAACTTGTCTATGATATTCAGAATAAGACGTATTTGACAGGACAGGCGCGAGAAGCGACCGGAAAGAGCTATCAAGTTGCATCCAATATGCAGGCAGATGATGATAGTGAAAACAGCTATCAGATACGTCGTTCGTTGGCCAATGCTTTTTCCTCTTTGAAAAGTCTGCTTGGAGAATATCTCAATGAGGATAATACAACAAGAGATAACCTGATGAATGAGGAGATAGATAACAACGGAAAACTTTCATTGGAATTTTTGCTTCCGTCCAATTATGACAACGCTTCGGCAGACGCACTGGGGAATGGTATACATTCATATCTTGTAGACATGGCACTTGGAGAGTGGTTCGCCATTAATAGTCCGGAAGATGCTGATGTGTACATACAGCACTCCGAAGTGAGTCTTGAAAACGTGAAGCATGCGCTATACAAACGCAGTCGTCCGGAAAGACCGACTCATGATTAATGTTCAAGCCTATGGTATATTGTCAAAACAGCCAGTCTCAAACAAAAGCAGTAATACTTGTATTTAAAAGGAAAGAACTGCTTTACGATGCAGAGAATTGTTCTTTTGTCGAGGGTGACATCATGAAGACAGACAACGAACACGCCCGCCATCAAGTGTTCGACATCGCCCAAAAGGGCAATATAGACCGTGTGACAAGAGTGCTGAACACCGCCCATGCAGAATGCGTGGAGATGCTGTACCCTTATACGAAAGAGGAGATGCTGGACGGGCAAGAAGCATTAGATGATGTACTACGTCAGCCTGAGACCTACGAAATCAGGCTGACGTTACCCAAAACCTTTTCGTTGACTACCTTGCGGATGCTGAAGGAACTGATACACGAATACTTGGTGTGCAGAGTGCTAGCCGACTGGATGAGCATTACTAATCCGGCGAGCGAAGCCAAGTGGGAAAAGAAGTTTGCAATGCTACGGAACAAGATACAGACCGCGCTTATGTCGCGAACCAGAAAGATAAGACGGAAGTTGAAGCCGTTTTAGGACGTTACTATCAGAAAAGAGCCGGACCGCAACTTATGCATTCCAGCTCTTTTATAGTCTTTGGCAGACATACAGACTCCAATCAGAGCACCGCTGCGATTTTTCTTACGCCAGCCAGTCTTTCTAAAAATGATTTGTCTCGTTTCGTCGTTATCATATCATAGTCCGTTTGCAGACGTAGAAGCATATAGGCTGGGATGCCCAAAGCCTTTTCGCACAAAAGGGCGAATTTGGTGTTCACAGGACGTTTGCAGTTTACAATGTCATTCAAGACAGTGTAAGACACTCCCATATCCGCCGCGAGTTGTTTTTGCGACACGCCCCGATATTCAATTTCATCTTTGAGCAGTTCGCCCGGGTGCGTGGGTTCAAACGGTTCAAGATTGTTGGCAATCATCTTGGGGTCAATTCCTTTTATTTCAATCATGGCGAATTTATTTGTAATGGTTTGACAATTCGAGTATATTGCAGACGGTAATAACAGATTCGGACACAGTAAATTCGATTCGGTATTGGTCGTTTACCCTTATAGAGGAGATACCCGCCTTATCACCTTTCAGAACCTCGTAATGCAAGGATGGGACCAAAAACAAATCTTCCACCTTGTTTGCACTCTTCAGATAATCTATGCCTTTCTTATAGCGTTTTATGATTTCGGGCTGGAAACGGTGCTTCTTGTCACCCTTTCCGGTTTCATAAAGCTCACGCAGATAATCCTTGTCGAATGTTATAATCATACTGTTTTACCGTTTATGTCTACAAAGGTAGGTCTTTTTCTGAAAATCCGCAAATAAGTTGATTCTATTTTTTGACGTAACTAATCTGCCTCATGAAAAAAGCCGGGGTGCATCACGCATACCGGCTCTTTCTCCTTATAAACAATCTGATAACCTTAAAAATAACTGACTTATAGTATTATTTCATTTTATCGTAGTCTGTTGAGCATACGGGGATTGAATTGGGTACTAAATCCCAACAAACTTTCGAACCTGTCAAGTGTACAAATTAGTGCAATTCTAAATGCTTTGTATGGTGTCCCTCTGAAACCACGCATGTATTTATCTGTACTGCTCCATACAGTGTGCCAATTAAACAAATCATTCGAACCGTACAATACTTGTGCTACATGTCCTGGTTTAAAATATCCACGCTGAATAATGGTATCTATTGTCTTGAACACATCTGGTTCCTCCATCTTGAAAGGGCGGGTAATCACTAATGCCGTTATGGTTTCAGCGGATGATGTGGAAAAATCCACGAGTCTATTTCCATCAGCCATTGCTAATGCTTCCGGATACGAATTGACATTGTTCACTATGTCTGATAGCATCATACCCCAAAGCTTTGACTTCAACGAAAACACATAAGCATAGCGTACAGTCGGGTTATACACAATGATATGCTGGTTGGTATAGTCATACACCATACGGCACTCCCGTAAGAAGTCATTGAACGGTAACAAGGTGATATCGGAAAGCGTTGCTTTTTCGTTCTCACCAGCTTTGCCGTTGAAGATGTCTATCAGTGCATTGGCTTTAGGCAAGTCTGCAATGCTGAACAAATCTTCTGCATTGAGGCTGTCGGATAAGCATTGCGTGGCTGAACCACTGATGTGCATAATCCCCCTGTCTGTGGCAAACAGGACGGAAGAGTCAATCTGCGTAATACTGTCGGGATTAATGACAACATCACGTGTAATGGGCTGTTTGGCGGAATAGGTTCCGGTAGATGATACTTCCAAAGCCCATACGCCGTCTGTAGTAAAGGCATAAAGAGGAAATTGCCCGAACTGACCTTCAGAAAGAGCCTTTGCAGCCGACGATATGCCGAGAACTTTTCCCGTACCTACGGAGTTGATACCAAGTATAGGGAAATAGAATGGATTGTTCACCTCTGATGTATATATTTTATTCGGCATTTCAATTGTTGCCAGATGACTCGTTGATGGATATGTTGGAGTTTGTGGCGCACGTTCTAATTCATAGTCAAGTACGGCATATGCACCATTAAGGAATTGGTGTGGCATTAATTTTATTTCATAAGCACCTTTCCAATCCCGGATAATCATTTTGAAAGCATTTATATTGGGATAGAACGCATAACATCCCCAAGAGCGTTTTTCGAGAAAGCCGTTTGTTCCATTGCTGGCATCTTCATCCGATGGATATCTTTCCTCAGATAAAAAATATCCGGTGTAATTATTATGTGAGGCCGCAGATACTCCATATACATTTCCATCTTCTTTTATATATACTGTAGTCTCAAGAACACTGTATCCGAAAGTAGGAAATGAAGTTACAACTGTATTTCCTGAAATCTTCCATGATGGAGTATCGCTATTCAAATAAGAGAACATTGATGCAGCCGTAAATCCACCGAACAATGCCCGTTTTACCCCGGAAAGGTTTAAACGGGCATTGTATGTGTGAGAAAATTCGGCGCAAAGTTTATCGTGGGTAAGATAGTCATCCGTCATTACTTCACGGGAAACAAGTGACTGCAGATATTCATCATTAACAATAATGTCTTTACGTTCAGATGTCGTAAGGTCTGACAATTCTATGGAGTGTAGGAAATAGAATTGTGATGCATCTTTTAAAGATTCTTTATTCTTATCGGCAGAATATTCCGGTAACATAATTGTTGTGGATGGATACTCTCTATTGGATGAAAAATATAAAGCGTATAATTTAGAATATAGCCATTCTACATACTTGTTCCCAAAAGCGCTATTCTTTCCGCTTGGGGAAGATGTATTCATAGATGATCCATCAAGGTTCACAGGTAAAAGAATGCAGTCATTCTTTCGTGAGGCTGCATAACCGGAAAAATCAAGCGTGCCAATAAACTTTGTATCAAAATTGTCTGTATCAGCAAACGATTTGCACAATCCATTTTGGTCATAAGTATATATTGGTTTTGAAATAAACACGTCCACAGATTTGACTATATCACCCCAATTTTGCTTTAAGTTATTATAATCATAATTACCGTCAGCAAGAAGCTTGTAATCAAGACTTGCAGCCACGAGCATTATATCGCATATTGCTTCAGTATAACTTCCCTTACCACTTGCACGTTCCCAATAGACAATTGGAGCCGTTTTAGTGGAAGGATTCATTAATATAGGGGCCGAATGTCCAACCAATGAGCCATCATATAAGCGTAAAGCATAACGTACAAAAAATGGAAGGGCAAATCTGCCTTTCTTAACTGTTTGGTCTGCAAGGAACTTGTTCACCTTCGCCATAATCTGTGATGTGATTTTATTTTGATTGCTTTCGCTCCACGTTTCAAATAGATTATGTTCACCAATTCCGTCAAATGTAATTTTGAATGTAGATTTGCTATCGTCATTCATTGAATACAAACGTGGTTTTCCTCGAAGCCCAAATGAAATTTCAATATTGGGGATATGGTCTCCTAACGAAATGTAATTGTTGGATTTCCATAGATAATAGTTAATAGCATCTGCTGAAAAAACGAGTAGGGTATTACCAACAGCATTAATACTCTTGATGTCATAACAATAGCCAATTTTATTGTTTGATGTAAGGGAATCACCGTTTCGTTCTATCCAATGAATATCGTTTCCACTCTGTACAATGTAGTGTCTGTAAGATGCCGTTTCGTGGATATATATTACCGAAACCCCATTTTCAAGCTGCAATACTTCGGATGGCGGCAATATGGGTTTAAGTGCACCGTTTTCAGGAATAACACCTATTGATGTTGCCAAATCCCCATCGGCACACTCATAGTCCGATGGATTGGCAGAATACCCGTTGTATTTTATTTCTTTAATCATATCTTACTTACAAAAGGAGTTTGGTAATGATTGGCAGCAATGTGCCATGATATTGGCTTTCCTTAGGCTCTCCAACGCATAATCTTGCCTTGTCTGTTACGCCCGACACATCAAGTATGGCGGAGCACAGTCTCTTAGATGAGGCTCTGAAATGTTTCCCTTGTCTGTTAGAGGGAAACACACATGCTTCGTGCCGGCCGCCAGTAGGAGAGCGGTATCTGACATAAAGATATAATTCTCCATTCTCACTCATAATATCCAAGACATCACCTCGCGAGAGATGGAGTTGCTTGGCTATATGAGATGTAATGTCTATTCTTCCCGAAGAATAGAATACTATGTCAGCTTTTCTTGTATTTCCTAATATACTTTCCATTGGGCTTTTCAATTTGATAATAGATGAGACCTTTACTTGTACGATGTATGGACACGGACAGTTTGACTATACTATCACCGGGTAACCCATGCTCATAAAGCATAAGACCGACCGACGGGCACAGACTTTCAAAGCCTATGCACTTATACTTGTCATTATATTGAATATCGCATAGTTGAGTCGGTTGTCCGATATTTGGATTGATGGTGAAGCCGAAAGAATCTTGTCCGGCAATTCTGAAAACAAACACTTGGGCTGCATCTCCCTTTTTCGCCTTACCTTTGATATGGAGAAACAAGCGTTTGGATAGCGTGATTGAATTGTCGTTACCATCGGCAATCACATAGTAGTTACGTGACTGCCACCATGTTTTTAGTTTTTTGATAATCATAATACGAAAATAGAATGATTCACTGGTTGTTATGGTTTAACTTTTTACGGACGAATCGAAATATATCCGGCGTGAACGGAAAGAAACAGTTTCGACGAACCGGAATGACAGAGTTGTTTCGATTTCCAGTCGATGCCGATTGGCGGCTTCTTTTGTTGCAAAAATGTAAGAACAGATTTCTTGCTTTGTCGTTCCTTTTGTTGCTACAATGTTGGCATAATATTTGCGCCCGAAAAGGAATGCCATGATTTCTTTTAATACAGTTGAGTTCATATTGTATGATTTAATCAGTGAATAAATTTGTCTGTCGGGGTTCTTTGGAAACGGAAGAAACTCCGGTAATACTATTTACACGTTTAATTTCTCCGTCAATTTCCGTTTCAAGTGCCTTGCATTTCCGCAAGTTTTGTTGGGTGCGACACTTGAAATAGTCTTTCTGTGCTTTGCGCATCAGAACTACCTTGGTAAAGAATGTTTTTGCATCCATATGATAAATACATTAAAATTCTTTATGGGTTGCTAATTGATAATCTTTCTTTTCTTCTTCTGATAGTTCGTTGTAGCAGCTTTCGCAAACAACAGGGTAACCGTGTTCTTCTTCAAAGTATACGCCACAAAGTTGGCAACACCAACCGTCTATAATATCTTCTGCAATGCTCATGATTATTTTATTAATTCAAATTCGTAAACAAATACATAAGGATTGGATTCCCATGTACCTTTGCCGGAGACTTTATCTATGAGGGCGGCAAATGCGTCACGAGGATCATTGTAGTCGGGTATATCTGCATTATGGAATGAATAAAAAGGAATATCCTTTTGTCCAGCATCCCATTTAAAAATTCCTTCCTTAAAGCAATCTTCATCGGATATGTTCTGCAACCGTTCTATCTTGATGTTGGTAATGCGGATGTGGTGGGGCATGAGGTCAGCGCGGACAAACATTTTATTTTTCCAACCGGGTGCGAATTTAGTTTTAGTATAAAATCCTATTCCGTCCCTATCATTAAGTGCAATTTCGGGATTCATCCCTAAACTTTCATAACATTGTGCAATGGCGACAAGTTCGCTAATTTTGTATATAGGCTTTATTTCATATCCATGAATACTCTCATAACCACTCTTCCAAAATACACTATTGCGTATTTGTTCTTTTGAAATTCTCCTCGTCATAGTCTTCCGACCATCCAATACAGCCTGGGTTAGGCTATATTTATCATTGAACATTATCTTCTTCATTGTAGTATTCTTTATTAAAATGTTCGTTGGCAATCAGCCAATCAATCATGTTTATGATTGCATCGAAAATGTTTTCTTTCATAACCTCATGTTTGCAGTCATACCCCAGCTCTATGTACCGTATAAACCAAAATACATTATCAACTGAGATTTCCAAGTCTAAGTCAGGATGGTTGCCTTGCTGTGGAATTAGTGGGGGAAGTATCTCCAATAATCGAGACAAACTCCATGCTGGAACATCCTTGCCCCATAATCTATCAAACACCTCTTCACCGGTCATCGGTGTTCCATCTGGATGCTTATGAAAAGGCGATGCTAACTTTGCTATTCTTTCCGGCGTCCAAAACTTCCCTCTTGATGTTGGCGGCTTAGTTTGCAACTCCCATTCCAATGCAGGTACTTTACTCTTTGTGTAATGATACACCATATCTGCCGTTCCCGGCTTTAGTCCCAAAGCGAGCAATCTTTTTGACTGCTCATGGGTAGTACATATTTGCGATTTAAATTCCATTGCTCTTATTTTTGTTATTAGTTAAAACTGATTGCCACATACCTATAGAACCGTATGTATCCGAAACAATAAGAGGGGTTCTCTGTATTATCACCTATCTCAATTCGCACGTTATAGCCTTTCATCCGTAAAAAGCGTGCAGCTATTTCATGGGCGGTGTATCTTTTTCCATGAATATCCCAATAGCTAGATTTCCATACTGTTTGAGGAATACCTTTTTTCAGAATCTTCTTAAAGGCTTTGGCGGTTCGTATAACTTCTTTTTTATTCATATTTGTTCCGATTTGAATTATTTGTTTAGAATCTGCTTCATACACCTGCGGAACTCTTTTACAGTTCCGGGATTCATGTTTTTACTAAGCATAATTTGCAAAATCTCCACCGGATTATACTTTCTGTATTCAACAGGGATTTTGCCAAATACTCCGTATTCTAAAATCGTATCTCTGATCTCCATCGGAATTTTCAAAACTTTCAATGCCTTCTGCTGTTGTGGAATTGAATACGGTTGATAATTACTATCCCAATTCCCAAATACGGAAGTGACATAAAGAATCTTTTTTGCTAATCTTTTTTTCATATCTTTCCTAATTTGTTTTGAATTTATTTATAGTAGTATTTTTGTTAAACAGAGCCATAACAATCAATGCTAAAGCTACTTTCAATAATTGCTTTCTTCCAACAATTACGACATTACTACGATTTAGTCCATCATCTGTCGTGATACTGTACCAATTCTTATAAGGTGGCAGTACCTTATAGATATATATTTTCCCAATTACCTTTATTCTCGCTTTCATAACTGATTAGTTTTAATATACCCATTTTCAATGCACCAGCACAACATCTCATAGGCTGCATCAATTAATAAATCATCAGTAAAATGTTTGAGGCAATCATCTATATCTTCAACATTTCGATATGCTATGGTATCTCTTTCAATCATCCATGCAAACAATATTTGTTTGGACGGAAATGGATTCAAATAATGTGGTAGCTTATCGAGAATATCCTGCAAAGTGTAAGTGGGAATTATTTCCCAAAATGCACTATCTCGTTTTTGATTAATTACATCTTCATATATTTCAAGTTCCCATTTTGCATTTTTATAAGACAGAGCGTAACACCAACACATGCTTCCATCGCTTGTATCCAACCCAAGCTCCTGCAAATGTGTCATCTGTTCGACTAATAATACTTGTTTTGATTTCATAATTCCTCCTCCAATTTTTCCAAAAGTTCCTTGGATAACATTTCACAATAATAAATATTATCTATCATTGTGTCATCAGAACTTATATCTGCCTTAAACCTCTTAACAAGTACCCAGCCATACCATTTTTTCACTTGAACGTCAAAAATGTGGTCAAAAAGTCCGTATCTGTATATTCTGTATCTTTTCATTTGTCTAAGTTTTTTTTCATCCATATTAGTCCGCTTCTTTCTTGGCAACATTCACAGTAGTTATATCCTAATCGTTCATACCATTTCTCTTGCCAACTACCTTTCTTTGCCTCAAGAAATACACGGACACATCCTAATCTTTTGGCTATTTGTTCTGCACGAAGCATTAAATTGATTCCGTTTCCATTTCGTCTTTGTTTTCTTACAAACAGGGATGACAATATTATTTCACTTGGATTGTCACTGTATCTATGCAATGATATATGACCATTATCCAATATTATATTTATTATTTCATTGGGCTGCATGTCTGTATTCGGTCTCCTTTCTCTTTAATCCGTCAATCCCTACATTACTAACTTGGGTTCTGATAAAACCTTTTTCAGCCTATTCACCCCTAATTCATAATATTCTTTATCAATCTCAAATCCGATAAATTCCCGATTTGTGTTAATACATGCGATAGCAGTTGAGCAACTACCAGCAAACGGGTCTAATACCACATTGCCGGGTTTCGTAGTCAATGCTAACAAACGTTCAAGTAATCTAATAGGCTTCTGTGTAGGGTGTATCCCATTGTAATGGTCTCGTGCTACCTTAATAATCGACTTTTCATTTAATCCAAATTCCATTGATTGTATAATATTACATGACCTGTTTCCGATTTTCATATCTCCATGTAACCCTTGCTTGTTTGCTTTTTCATCTTTATACAAATCTGTTCTTATTATCGATCTTTCTGTACATCCACTGCTCATAGCTCTAATTACTGCAGCGCATCTATTCTCATTCTTAATTCCCGGCTGAACCGATACGTTATACCCGCTAACTCTGTCAAGATTATAAGAAGCGACATTGTTAATAAGAAAATCTTCAACCGCCTTTAACGATATAGGATTATGTAATATGACTTTTAATCTTTTTACATCTTGTAATATAGAATCGACATTACCGCATTTTGCTTCTATATATGGAATTTTAACCCTATTGATGCATCCTTTGCCCACACTGCTAATACTAATAGTTTCATGTACTCTTAATAGAGGAAGTAGAGGAGATGTTATGTATGATTTATCCCATATTATTTTTTCTTTAAATATAAAGCCTAAATCCGCCATTATAGTATTCCATCGGTAAAAAGAAGTACCTCTCCCAAACATAACCACAAACCCCGTAGATTTTAAAACTCGCTTAAACTCTGTAAATAGTTTTAGCTCATTAAACGGACGCTCCAATTTTTGTTTTTTCAAATAAAGATAGGGTGGGTCGGTAAGAATGCAATCTACACTTGCGTCAGGAATACGTCTAATTCCTTCCTGACAATCTTCATTATATATTTTGTTAAGTTCTACCATTTTATCTTATTTTAATCGTTCCAGTACATCCTTGTTGGCTTCGAGTATCTCTTCGAAAGAGGGGATGGGGCACCAAGCTACAACTTCTTGTTTGAGGAACTCCCCAAGAACATCTGTAGTGTTGTATATCCTCCTGAAATTTGGTGTATTGAAAGTGTCGCTCGTTTCGGTATGCCAAAAGCCGTCACTTCTTAATTCTCCAATTTGCGGAATACCTATAAAGCCATCTCTTTTATCACGTATAATGACAAGTACCCAATCGTATTTTGGTTTTTCCGGCAACCGTTCCTCAACGCTTATCCACGGAGATTGCCTTGCCTGCCAGTCTGCACCTTTTATAAAATATTTTTTCGCCAATGCTGGCAATCCTCCCCAATCTGGCATCTTATTGTAAGCCATGCTTTGGGCTGCTTCTTCTACTGTCTGTTTCATATATTATTTCTTTTTCTTGATTTAATCTTGATTGGATTGTTTTTTGTTCCAGTACCGAACCGTTCTAAGCGAAAGCCGTGTATCCGGAGCCAGTATTTAAAAGCGGGGATAGTTGTCTGCTTCATAATCAATATGTTAATATTAAATTTTCACTTTTGTGTAATTACTAAAATCACAATACAAGTATTGACACCAACCACCAAAGCGATATTTATCATTTAGATACCTACATTGGGAAGTCCACTTACTCTTTGTAATAATCTCGTACACCGTTCCTTTATGGATGAAAAGGTCGCCGACTTTTAAATTAGAAAGTTTAACTGTTTTCATTTCTTTCTTTCATTCCGTTTCCGATTGTCTTCCGAAACACACATTTTGCACCATGATGTCTTGATGTGGCGATTTTACTCTGTTATCCTGAATCATATTTGCGATTTATGAACAAACAGCCTTTCTACTGCATGTTTTGTTACAGTTTGATTAATAGATGTTTTCAAAGGTCGTTCCCAGATACACATAAAGTCATCGGGGGCATTATATTCTGAAACAAACACCTGGTGTCCGTCTTGTACTTTCTTTCGACACCATTCCCAAAATTCATCATGATTAATGGAATAGGAGTATTTTTTTACTCCCTTATATGGTGGGTCGCAATAGATTATGCTTTTGTCGGGTATATATAATTTTTTATAATCAGACCATACAAAATCAACCTCTTTTAAGTTCTCAACTTGTGACAAAGTATTCCTTATTTGCTCTGATATGTAATCGCGTTGTCCGCATTTACCACCTACGCTATGCCCGGAATATCCCCCGTCAAAGAAACGTCCGTTAAACGAACCCATGAATCCAACCCAACCTATGTAATCTAAAGCAAAAGCATCTGTATGCCTATTGTAGCACTCTCTCACCTCGTTATAAAGATTTCTTTCAATTCTCGCAGGTGGAATCCAGCCGTTAATAAGAGATTTCCACATTGCTATCAGATACGGATTGTTGTCATTCGCGATTCTGAAACCATCTACTTTATCAATCATATTACATCCACCGCAAAATGGTTCAACATAATACTGTGCAGGTTTTCTGTCTTTCAAGATTATAGGCAAAATATACTTTGCTATTCTTGATTTGCTTCCCATATATTTCATAAACACCAATTTTTAACTTAACACCATTTATCCGGCTCGAAATTTCTCGAGTTTCATAAAACACATCCATATTGTCTTGCTCTGTCTTCCGGTAGTATGTCCGAAAAGAGGTTTGAACGGAATAACAGACAAAACTTCCGCAGCTTTTATCTCACTCTCGTTCCATTTGAAAATGAGTGTTCCGTTAGGCTTTAAGACGCGCATACACTCAATAAATCCGTCATGTATGAGCGTCTGCCAGTCTTTCGGCAGTTTTCCATACTTCTTAGTCATCCATGAGGTTGTACCAAGTGTTTTCAGGTGCGGCGGGTCGAATACTACCATGTAGAAAGAATTATCCTCAAATGGAAGGTTGGTGAAATCGGCTATTACATCTGGCTTTATTTCTATGACTCTTGTCTTACCCTTGTCCTTGGCCGTAAGTGTTTCCGAACGTTTATCAACAAATAAGGTAAGTGGGTTATGCTTGTCAAACCAAAACATTCTACTGCCGCAGCAGGCATCTAATATGAGTTTTTCATTTTTCATTGCATATTTTTCTATTTCAGAACCACTCTTCATCCGCTCCGACCTCTACCGAAAGCCAGTCCATGAGGAGGGTTATAAGGTTATAAATAAGTTTCATCTCACTAAACTTTTATCGCGTTGGCAATATTATCCGCATCCGACAGCTTTCTTACCAGCACATCAAACGCTGCTGTACACCGCTTTGTGTTCATATTGACCGTTTTCCCGATTTTCAAACAGTCGGAAGCAAGGCTCATCACTCTTGCCACATTTGAAAGCTTCAAATATTCCAACGTGAACCCGTTGAACCGTGCATCTTTCTTCCGAAGCTCTTTAATCCTTTCGTCAAACTGAATGCAGGCGTAATCACACAATGTCCTTGCAAGCTCGAACCTTGCAATCTCTGCGGAATGGGATATGCCGTTATCGTCGAGAACCTGCTTGAATTGCCAATACAACATATCCACGTGTTTGTTCACTTCTTCCGTATACTTGTCGTTGCAGTCGGCGAAAAACTCGCTCCGGTCTGAACCGATAACGCTGTTTACAGTACGCTCGTATTCCTTTCTTGCCTTATCGGCATCATTCAAATACCGCTTGAATGCCTGTTTGTAATAAGGCGTTCTCTTCATCGCATGCAGACACTCGATAACCTGCCCACAACAGATGTCGTTCGTGAGCAATATGTTGTAGGTGCACAGAACTACAAGGCTCTCATACTTGCTGATTATCTGATTTGCCGTGTCGGTAGTCATTGCCTTGTCTGTTCTGCCTTGTTCATATTCTTGTTTCTGCTCTCTTTTGCAAGTTCATCAATCATGCAGCGTATGCGCATTGCATTGTCACGCTGCCACTCCAATTGTTCGATTTTCTTTTCAATCTCTATGTCCATGATTATTTACCGTTTGTTTCTTATTTGGATAAACCCTCGTTTTTCGCATTCCTTCAACAGTTCCATATCTTCATCCCTTATATCGCATGGCGTCTCATGATTAACACTCATGTAATCCGATATGCCAAACTTTTTGCATATATCATAGTAAAAGCGTCTTTGCCTGCCTCTTGTCGTCCAACATATTGTAAGTCTCATACTTTATTGTCAAATTTATGCTTTCGCCACTACTTACGTAAACTGATACTACATACACGATTTGCCGCTCGTTTCATGGCTTCTGCATCTCCACTTTCCACAAGCTTACGTTCACGTTCAAGATACTCGACATAGGAAATTCCGTTGCTACCGCGCTCTTCTATCTCCTTTTGGCGCTGTAGTCGGTATTGCTCACGTTCGTAACGCTCAATGTCAATGCGGCGTTCCTTGATATAGTCAAGCATAGCGCTTGTAATCTTCATCGGGTCTATAGCTCCATAGAATCGTCCGTATTTCCCAGACTTAAACCGTGCAATGAAAAAGCATATCTCAGCTGCATTGATGTAATAATACTCAGAAATAAATATCTCTGCTAACTCATTAAGCTGCTCCTTAGCAATCTTGGTAGATACCTCTGCGAAGTCATTGAGTGTACCGAATTGAATTTTCAACCATTCCAAAGGGGTCTCATCTCCATAAGTCGAAGCCAATAGCCCTAATGTAGGTATGGAAAAATTCATGGCTAAATCGGAGTGAGTCGCCTTACACCTAACAATTTTGAACTGCAAATCTGGATTGTAATCAAGTATGAATTGTGCAGGGTCAGGATATTTATTCAATAACGCCCTCTGCTTCAAGTTCCTTTCTTTTTTTTGCGGCAGCTTCTCTGACTGTTGTAGCGACTGCAAGAACTGAATCACGTTTTCGCTGCTCGCTATCCTGTTGATTTTTACTAAGTCTTTCTCCATTGTAATTGCCTTCTAAAATCTTAATGAAATTTGTCGGTCTGAATATCCAGTCGAAATCACAATGCCAGTTTTGGTTATTATGCCCCAAAAGAAATGCTGATTGAGAAACGTTGTTGAAAACAGCCATAATAGCCTCTTTTCCATATTCTGCGGCTCTTACTTTTACGGCTTTCTTACGTTTTTCTGTCATTGCCGTAACTTTGGGTAACCGTCCTTCAAACATCTTGTTGAACGTATCCATAAGACCATTGTAATTTATCTTATCACTCTCATTGTTCCCTGATGGCGAGACTTCCCCTTGGGGGGAATTATAGGGGGGATATTCTTCTTCTCTTTCTACTTCTATTTTAGTCACGTATTGTTCAGTGAATGATACGGTAGTATTACGTGATTGTTCCGTGATTAATAAGTGAATATTATCTTTTATTTTGTCTATCAAGTATTTAGGTATATTCAAATCCTCGTAATTAGGTTTGTTGATTACTTGATGCCGAGTGAAATTTGGCAGATATATGAATCTTTCCCCTTTATAGGAAAGCAGACATATAAATCCGTTTATCACAAGCTCGTTCATCCATTTTTCAAACTGTTGTATTTGGATTTGGTCATACGGAAATATTTTAGACTTTAACCAGATAGAATCACCTATTACAGTCCCTGAATCATCAGAGAAATTCCAAAGACCTATATAGAGAAGCCTTGCATCCCTTGTAAGACGTCCTATTTTGGTATCATCCCAGAACTTTGGCTTAATCATTCTGTTTCGTGCCATGTTTATTCATCTTTATTTTCATGCATCTTTCAAATTGTCTATTTTTTATAATTCAACTTCCTTGATTATAAATTCTATTCTTGGATTTACTTTGTCTATAAACTTCTCTGCTACTATCTTCACGCAATTACGGTCATTCTTGATAGCTTTGCATCCTTGTAGACAATCAAGTACTGTCTTGAAACAATTGTCGAGGTCTGGGCGTTGGTTTTCATAGAATACATTCAAATAAAGTTCAAACAACCCTGCTATCATCTTGCCTCTGTACTGGTTACATTGTAGATAGAACGACTTTTCATATTCATTCAATGCCGGCTGTTTGGCAAGACTGCCATGACCGCGGATTGTTATAACTTTATAACAATTAGATTTACTCGGTATCTTGCCCCTTATTATCTGTTTATTATATATCATGTTATGGTAGTTTTAATTTTATTTCATTGATAAGTTCTTCATTGGATATACAATAGCCGGCATTAGCTATGTCGCATAAGTGCCTTTTTAAATCGGCTGGATTGTTAAATTCAATAGGTTGCTCTCCAAAAGGAGTAATAGGGATTCCTTTTTTATATACCACATGCCCTCGTTTTTCTATTTCTTCAATCAAATCTTCATCAGAGGCGACGGTCATAAAATCATCGAGATAATCGTCTATATATATGTCCGTCTCGGTTGTGATTGTAATATACTCTCTTTTTTTCTTCATATATATTTGATTTTAAGTTCCACATCCACCGGCTTATCTTTCATCATGGAGAAAGCATCGAGTATCCTCTCCTTAGTCAACTGAATAGGTCGGGTCATTATTTCACTTTTATGTTTTCCAACGGTATCTTCTTTCCGTCATAGGTAATAAGAACCGCAGAAGTTATTACGTAAGGACTCATGTCTTGTATTGTTTCTTTATCTGCGTTGCAATCTTCTTGCTCAGCTTACTTAGACGCTCTGCCTGTTTGCTGTCACCTCCAATATTATGAATGTCTGACTTTCGGTCTTGGATAAGCTTCTGAATGATTACACCTTCGGATTTGGTTATTGTAAGTTTCATAATGGATTGTATTAGTGGGGAAGTTCCGAATCGAACAGAACACGTTATTTTGCTGGATGGTAAAGGATAATAAACTAATGAATAACTAATACTAATTTTAAAACAAAATAATTGGCAATCAAAAAGAATAACCGCCCAATACGTTCAACGCTACCATATTCCCCATTTTCTCGCCAGTCCCCGTATACAGTGCCATTGGCGTAATCCTGGTTGGGCTTGGCGAGATTGTATGGATAAAATTATTTCCCAAAAACACCTTCACAGGCTATCGCTCCCGGATAGGCGGTCAAGCCACACCGGGATAGTTAACTGTTAGCTGAAATTAAATCACTTAACCCGAACCTTTCACGGGACTTCTGCGTGAGCAGAGGGCTTTTAGTTAATAAGTATGGTTATTTATTAGGGATATACCAATCCGGGATATAATCATTCATTTTTAGCCTCACTTTCTATACTGTCGCTCGGAATGACTTTTGGTTTATTTCCGGTCTTATCTATAATAACCGATTTGCCGCCAATTGTGACCTCTGTACACTGTCCCTCTGGGAATCTATTGATAAATCGAGATACTTCTGTATTACTATCATCCTCAGTCTCGTTTGGCTCATACGGATATACATCCATGATGGCGGTTTCCGTTACCGATGCAATTTGGTAGTCGGCCATTGTGCCTTTCATGCCCTCATCCAACTTCTTTACCGCATCACGCAAGTCGGCTGCCTGCACCAATACCTGGGTAGACGTTTTTTTCTCAGCACCGCTTTTCTCGTCCAATGTGATGAAAACCAGCTTGCATTTGAACCAACGGTCGGCGGCTTCCTCTTCGCATGGAAACAGTTCGCTATAGTTGGTACGTTTGATGTCCGATACCGTGAATTCTCCTGAAATAAACGGTGCCATCTCTTCGATGATACGTGCTTCTGCTTCCGTAAAACTGAGTGCATCTACCAGATAAGGTTCGGTAACTTTTTTGTTCATTCCGTTTTCCATTGTTTTTTCATAACGGATTTTACACTCAAACCATGTGTGCATAATTTTCTATTTT